CGTTCAGGCGGCAGTGTGCCCACACGTTCAATCAGTCGCACAGCCGCGGCAGCATTGTGGTTCATGATGTCCCACTGACGCTGTTCGGCTTCATCTGCGTGTTCGCGCAGCCATCTCATAGTAGTTGATCTGCCGTTCAATTCACGGTCCTTTGCATTGACTTTCATGCCACCACATTCTGCGGGGTCATTGAGCCATTTGCAACAAAATCCAATTTTAGGTGTGTTCATGTGTGTAGTATACATGAATTTTCTTTATTGGTCAACTAGTTTGCACGTACCAAATCCAAGGTGACACAATGAAATCCACCACCCAGTGTACGACTGTGGCGCAATTCCAATGGAATCACTGTGAAGTTGCGTTGCTCTAATTCAGCAATGATTTTGGGTTGGTTTCGATCCATGATCACCGTGTTTGGATTCACCGCCAACATGTTCATGCCCACCCATTTTGATGCATACGGATATTCGTGAAATCCTTGTGCCACCACATCATCCACATAGATCTTGTCCCAGGTACGAAACACTTTGGGACAGTTGGCGTCGTTGACTCTGGTGCCATTCAACAACACCACGCCATCACGTATGGGCACAATGGTTGAATCAATATGTACGCCAGCATAGAAATTGCATGATTCTATCTTGACATTAGGAAATTGCGCACGTAACCACTCCAACGCTGGTGCATTACACCCGGCGCTTTCCAACACCAACCAGGAGTCGTTTAGTTTACAAACGTTAGCAGCTTCCAGCACCATGCCCTGACCTCGTGGCATTTGCAACACCCGATCAGCATCAGCTAGAATATCATGGTAACATTGTATTTCCATGTCCCTACAAGGATACATCATCACAGGATCTAGTACGGTACTTCCATACGCCAACAATCTGTCTCTGGGGCAATATGTGCTAAGTCCATCGTGTGTTTGAAAATTCAACACAGGTTGTGGACGTTCCACTTGCACACCCAGACTCTCTAGAGTTTTGGTCAATATGTTAAGGTCTTCATTGGCTTCGTCAATGATCCACTGTGGCACTGCTCCACGAGGAACAGGAGTTTCTTTCCAGGTGGTTTTCTCGCCTTCGTTCTTGAACACCAGATCGTTCACAGGCCAGTTGGCCGTGTCTGCTCGACCCACTATGACTCTGCGTAGTGTGTCCCATTCATTGTACGTGTTTATCATACGTGTCCTGTTATTTGTAGTGTGTATCTGGGTTCTATGCCTAAGTTTGCTGCCATGTGTGGTGTGTCATAATCCCATTCTACTGCATCTCCTGCAAGCCATTGAGTCACAGGATTTCCCATGCCTTCAAAATAGTGTCCTGACTTCCAGTCTTCCAAGAACACAACAACTCTGCGAATACGATGTTCTTGCCCTTGCAAGCCAAACAATTCAACATAACGCAAGTACAAGTCACCATGAACTGGCAATATGGTACCAGTATTCATTCTGTAGTAACTGGTACCTATGTCTCGCCACCTTAATTCAGTGTAGATATCAACAAACGTCTTGTTCCAACGCGGTTGCGGACTGCGCATGTCACACATGTCTCCTGTGAATTGATTGGCGTAACCCTGGCTGATCCACAAATCAAGATTCACAGGATCGTTAAACGGCTCGTTGACGTAGTCAAGCCGTTTGAATTCATCATCCCAGAACACTGGGATGTGATATTTAATGAACTCGGGTGTTGCCATAATGAACCACTTCTATCTCGGGGGTTGAAGTGAGTTTGCGCCAAGGATCAACAATGATACTGCCTGGCTTGATGTCGCAATAGGGCAATGTGTCCAATTGATCACCTGTGTATTCATAAGTGATCTTGCGGTTGTGTGCCCACAAAAAGATTGCAGGCGTGTCCACAGCAGCAACTACGTTGGTGGGGTCATCAGCCAAGGGATCAACGTACACAACCTTGCGACCTTCTTGTTCAATGTAGTGCCCAACCAAGGTTGAGTATGAACCAATACAATACTCAACGTCAGGCTTGTAGGCTTTGCCGTGGATCACAATGGGCAAGTTGTCGTGCATCACACTCAAGTCCAACAGGTACATGGCCAGGTTCTTGGCCTGCACTTCACGTGCATGCATCACTGTGTCAAACAAGTCGTAACCAATGTTGTATTCCTTGGCCAACCAACGCAAGGCAATGTTGTCACGTGGATGGCAGTTATGTACTACAAACCTAGTATCTGCATTTACGTAATATTGATCATCCTGTGTGTCATGTGTTGGTTCAACTTCGAGATTATATACAAATCCATCATACGCGACTTTTTCAATACTACTAATTTTTTCAATCATAATTTAATTCCTAAGTTAATAAGTTCTTTTCGATGCAAAATACGTATTTTAATGTTGGGATGTTGTTCCCTTAACAATTGAAATTTTTCTATTTGTTTTTCATACCAGTGTTCCCCCTTGGGATCTACGTAACAATTCCAATCATTTACAAAAAAGTCAGGATAGTAATTATGTAGCGTGCCGTCTCTAGCAGTATATGGTATCCTGCCGCGGTGGCACGTAAATTCCATATTATGTTGATCTAGCCATTCAATAAATTTTAGTTCCCATGTACCTTGTACTTTGTATATAATACCTGTAGAGTGCGTGTAATCGTGCCATTTAGTTTTTCCAGTCTTGGATCCTATATACTTTCCTTCTTCCCAGGCCACTCTGCTGGCAGTTGCAATTTTTTTCTTAATTGCAGGACCTGTCAGGGGATCAGCAAACAATCGTTGTCTAGAAGCAGAAACTCTTGCTCTAACATCCGGTCGTTTCATTGGATTCTTGTCTCCCGTCATGTTATCCCTAGCTTTAACAATTTTGGATATTCTGTTACGTAGTTCAGGATTTTCGTATGCTTTTTTAACTCCAGCGGTCATTTTTGCCAGATATTCCGGAGTATTATAAATTTTTGGGCGCCAACATTTATTACAATATTCTTTGTCAAATAACGGGTGTATTTTCATTTTTCTTAAATGCTTGTGTTCTCGCGTATGTACAGTGCCGCACTGATCGCATTGTATTCTAACCATGTTTACACCAACTTCGCCGCTGGTCCACATTCGTTTTTCTGTAAATTGTTCTAGTATCATATATGTTTATTTATGATATAAATAAAAATAGTAGGCATGGGCTACTATAACTTATACAATTTATCAGTATCTACTATTTCGTCTGCACGTACTAACATTCTCTTACCAGCACGACTAATAGGTAATAAGTGATTCGGAGTAACAATTAATTCTCCTGAGTCGGTGATAAACTTTAACATATCGCCAGAGAATTTGGTTTTTGTTACTGCTGCTATTTTCTTTTCATCTTTGGCAGTACATGCATAATTTGCAGATTCAACCAAAAATACGTCGTTAGTATTAAATGTGTCGTACAGTTCGCCAATTGTAGTAGTATTGCCATTTACATTAATTTTAAAGCTCGGCAATGTACAAGCACCTGCATCGCCCATGCCGGCTGTCATGTACTTGGGTCCCATGATGCGCATGGTGCTACGTGCCAAGGCGTCTGTCACTACGTCTACATTGATGTTGCCAATGCGCAGTGCAAAGTCTTGAATCATGTTCACAAGACCCACCTTGGCTGAAATGAATGTGTTGTAGAAGATCTTGATGGCTTCGCATTCGTCCCAGGTGCCAATCTCATAGCGTGGATCATTTGCCATGATGGTTTTGTACAAGTCAATCAGCTCACCTGCCAAGGCATTGGGGTTACCGTCTTCGGTGCCAATCATGACCATTTCAGGATTGACCATGTCCCACTTTACTGATCCCATGGCAATCAAGTAAGGGTTGTATAGAAATTGGTGCTTGCTATCTAGCAACGGATAGAAATGTTTACGTGTGGTACCCGGCAACACTGTTGAAATCAACACAACTTTCTTGGGTGTGGTCGCATATTGGTTCACATTCTTGATTGCATCAATCACCGCATCATGCCCAAAATCTCTAGGCTCCATGTGTGAGCTAGGCACTGATCCATCATAGCCTTCGGCATGTGGTGTGGGCACAGCAATAAAGATCCATTCACTTTCGTTTACCAACTCCGCAATATCACAAACTTTTACTGAGTCACTTGTACGTGGGTAAATATCGTAACCCCGTACTGTGTGCTGTTCAGCAAAGACTTGCGCACACTCTAGCCCTAACTTCCCCAGGCCCATGAATCCAATTTTTTTCATATGACAGTTCCTTTAGACAGATTATATCACTATTTGGCTGACTGTGTCAACCATGATCTAGTAATTTATCGCTGGACACCACATGGCTCAAGAAAACTTGAAGATTTAGACCAGCTAATGAATTACCCAGAAGCCAAATGGTATCACTGTCCAATTGCTATATTTCATGATCAAGAGCCATTGCGCTATGATTTTTACTCTCTAGAACAAATAGGAGCATGTGCAAAGGCATTGTTCTTGCGAGACGACAGACAATCAATGTTGACAGGTTCAGTCCTGGACTATTTGTCCCAGCAACATTTTAGGGGCATTGCATGTTGCACAAATCATTATGATCTTACAATTTTGGTACATTCCGAATGGCGCAGTGCAGAAGTTGATGTGTTTAAACAGGCTGGATTTGTACCTGTGTATTACTGGAGCCATGCAGTGATTGCACAAGATTGGTTTAGATACGCTGAACACGATCCTGCCCTGATGTTTGATCCTGCAAAAATTCAGCAGGACTTTTTGGTCTACAACCGGTCTTGGTCAGGCACTAGAGAATACCGATTGTGTTTTGCGGAACAATTATTGGCCGCAGGACTAGAGCCGTATTGCAACATCAGTTTTAATCCCAAAGACGGTGACCATTACAGCACACATCAATTTGTCAATCCCAATTTCCAAATA